GACACGAACTTCCAATTTCTTTCCCTCTGGCAAAGGATACGCATAGAGTTGCAATACAATGTATAAACCACCTATCAATGCTACTATTGCACTTATGNCTACCCCTAAATTAGCCATATNAAAATCCTATTCTATAAATAATAATGCCAGCGATAATACCGACAATAATTGCTATCACACTACATATACATGGAAATTTACATTGACAGTTCATATATTATATCCTTATGGTTTTGGAAAATCGCTTCTTACTTTATTGTAATTCTCCACATACGCATCCCATTTATCGTTTCTATTTAAAATCTCTTTCTCAGTGTACGCTTCTACAAAATCACTCAATACAGGATACGCTTTTTTTCGATTTCTCTTGTATTCCTCGTTAGTATGTTTAGTTTCTAACTCTGTTTGTTTATCTAATATTTGTTGGTTGGTAATGTTATTTGGATTGCCATCTTCCCATGTTAACTCTTCTATTTCTTCCCCTTGCATAGTTATTACTGCATTGGGGTCTAAGGCTAAAACTGCATCAATAATATCTATCATATCTATGCTCCAATTTCCGTTAGAACCAAACTACCTGTACCTCGACTTATCAATTTCGCTGTGCCTGCTGATGTTTTTATTCTCACCGTATAAGTAACTGCTCCAGAAGTATTTGGTGAATCTTCCATAACACCTGAAGTAGGAAAGTGTAAATCAAAATTACCTGTTGCTAATCCTTCTGCGTAATGACCAGAGAAATTATGAATATCTGAAGCACCTCTCTCTAACCCAATGTCAGCCCAGTTACCTCTAGTGCCGCCAAGGTTGAACGTAGCATTGTACTGCACTATAATTACAGAAGAAGACGCAGCAGGGGTGATAGCAAGTGTTAGATTGGTATCGACATATGAAGCTGAGGTCGTGGTAGTAACTGTGTTACTCGTCATGTTCACAACCTGAAGAACCTTTCCACCACCAGCAGCCGCAGCCCATGCAATATCCGTTCCATCAGCCGTTAATACATAATTTGCTGAACCAACTGTCAATGCTGCTGGATCACCAGAAGCATCACCATAAATAATTTTTCCTCGAACTAATCCTGCCATTTTAGCTAACGTAACTGCGTTATCTTGAATATCTGCTGTCTCGATTGTATCATCAGGAAGTATAGGGACAGTGGAGAAAGTAGCAGTTCCACTCACTAACATCGCACCCAATGTTGCAGTTCCACTTATTACTAAACTTGACAATGTAACTGTATTACTTACTTTCAAATCACCAACTGTCGCTGTACCACTGACTACTATTGTTTTTAAGGTAGACGTAGCCGATACGACTAATGTATTCAATGTCGCTGTCGCTGATACAACCAAAGAGTTCATAGTGGCTGTAGCAGAAACAAGTAACGAATTGGTTATCGCTGTTCCACTATTTATAATGTTACCCAACGTAGCAGTTCCACTCACTGTTAAATTAGATAATGTAACAGTATTTGATACCTTTAAATCTCCTACTGTAGCAGTGCCACTTACTACGATTGTCTTTAAGGTTGATGTCGCTGACACGACCAGAGTATTTAACGTTGCTGTCGCAGTAACGACTAATGAGTTTAATGTAGCGGTAGCGGATATTAGTAACGAACTACCTACCACTGTGCCACTCGCTATAATATTTCCCAATGTAGCAGTACCTGACACCACTAAACTTGGTAGAGTTACTGTATTACTAACCTTCAAGTCTCCTATTGTAGCTGTTCCACTACATACAATAGATTTCAAGGTTGCTGTACCACTGGCAATAATATTACCAAGCGTGGCTGTTCCTGATACCACTAAGTTCGGTATGGTAACTGTGTTGGATACTTTTAAATCTCCGACAGTAGCTGTGCCACTACATACCAGCCCACTTATCGTAGCGGTTCCTGATACAACCAATGTACCTAGCGTAGCCAATGCACCCAATGTCGCAGTACCTGACACTTTAAGATTGCCGACAGTAGCACTAGCTATGACAGTCATTTTGCCTATCTCGGCAACTCCGCCACTAGCGGTGATAGTTACTGTAGCAGAACTACCTACAGCAATCGTTTGTGTTGTGGTTCCCAATGTAATAGTGGAAGACAAAGACATAAGCACATTCGTAGAGAATGACGCTGTAGTTGCAGAGGCAAGATCAAGTTTAGCTGCCTTAATTCCTGCCGAAGAATCTATGTTGTCGTTGTCTATGTTCCCATTAACGAGAGTATATAAAGTAGTCTCGTTATCTGTAACTTCGGCTGGTTGAATAACATCACCAGCAGTGTAAGTGTAAGGGCGAGAAACTGTTCCCATAATAACTCCTAACTTGATCCAATAACTAAATAATTAAATGCCACTGTTGCACTTGTTGTNTAAGTGAAAGATGCAGTAGCTTTTGTAACTGTCGCACTTCCTGTTTCTGCTAAGGGAGTGATGTTAATAATATAATCTGCCGACTTTATTTTTGATAATGACACACCTGTATTCGAGGTAGCCGAACCCCACTCCATATTTGTATCTAAGAAATGATAGATACCCATGACATTATCGTGCAAAACTCTTGGTGCAAATTGGTCGTTTAAGTCTTGTATAAACAATGGTTTACGAAGTTTTTTAGATGGCATTATTCAAATCGCCTCAATCCTGGTAGAACTTGGAATCTCAATACCCAAGTATCAATTCGCCATGCAGGGTCTTTACTCGAATCAGAAAACTTAATAGAGAGTGCTTCACTTCGGTTTGATAAAGATAATCTTTTTATTACTGATATCGCTGCTCCCCATAAATCTTCTCCCCATTTAGATACTCCCCAATAAGAAGCAAACCCTCCTGTAGATAGAGCAACAGTATCTGCGGTTATGAAACTACCAGCCCAATTCTCTGCGGTAGATATCGTTACTGTTCCACTAGAAGTCTGACCAACGACAGGAATAATTTCTCTCCATCTCTTAGTTACGTCAGGCATATTCGCATGGAATGGACCTGTTTGATATCGAGAAGCAATAGCGTTTCCATCATTGGCATCAGCAGAAGAATCTCCATCTGCATCGCCTGTTTCTAGTTTGCATATATGACCATCGTAATCTCCTGCATACAATACTTCTTGATCATCTTCTATAGCGACACCTAAGTAAGAAAAGTTTCTATCATACTTATCTACAGTCCAAGCACCTATAGGTTGTCCTGTCTTAGGGTCTGGTGTTCTTAAATCGTAATGATAATTCAATATAATGCTATTTTGTGTTTTATTTTTCTCTGCCACCAAGAAACTTACTCTGGATTGAGAAGCTATATTCACGCCTTGTATGTTATCGAACTTTGCTAAATTAATATTAAAGAAATCACTTGTATTAGCGAGAGGTCTTTCTATTCGATTAGATATAATGCGTGTATTAACACCATCAAACTCATAGAAGTTTTCTCTCCAAGGCCAGACTATTAGGTTTCTATTTGCTACGTTGACTATACTTCTTTGATTTGTAGCCCCTACTGAACGCCTAACAGCGTCTAATCTTAAATCATCTCTGTCTAAACCAGAAACACGATACATTCTATCTGTGGTAAAAATAAATAAGTCGTCAAATAAAGATGTTGCCCCTATAGTTTGCCTATCTGTTGGAAATCTATCTGTTGTTCTCCACTGCGTAGAATCGCCTTGATGTGATATTTCAAAATTATCTCCTCTTGCTGGTATTTTTAAAGCAACAGCGTGTCTATTCCAATCACTTACCACTTCTGCTAAAGGTGCGGTTGCTGTATTTAAGTCAGTACAAGCAGTAGCAGAACCATCCCATTTCAATACGTTAGAGCCACCATCAGACGCAATCATCAATATATCGTTAGATACAGCAAAAGTTACATCTCCGCCAGACCAAGTTCCTGAAGGTGTAATGGAGGTGAACGTATTTGTTCCAGCATCTTTTTTATATATCTTATTTGTAACGCTTCCACTATTTACGCATACAATTAAATCTGAATTTCCAGTGAACCGTAGGTAGTTAAATATACCAGTAATCGTTCCA